CCTACGATCTTCAGGCGCCGGCGAAAAACCTTTATCCGTTCGTCACCCCACTCAGGAACATCATCCCGCGCGTCGGCGGCGGCGTCGGCTCCGCGACAAATTGGCGCCAGATTAATGCCATCATCGGCTCCGGCTTCGATGCCATGGGATGGGTCCCGGAAGGCCAGCGCTCAGGAACGATGTCGTATTCGACCTCGACCAGGTCGTCCAGTTTCGTAACGATCGGCGAGGAAGACGCCGCGACATTCGAAGCCATTTCTGCCGGCCGCACCTTCGAGGACGTCCAGGCGACGATGGCTTTTCGTCTTCTGCAAAAGATGATGCTCAAGGAAGAGATGGCGATTCTGGCCGGCTACGCCTCGTTGGCTCTCGGTACGCCATCGACGCCGACGCTGTCGGCATCGGGCTCGGGAGCCACACTCCCTGCCGCGACCTACTACGTCAAGGTCGCAGCGCTGACGCTCGAAGGCTATCAGAATTCCAGCGTTCTCGGCGGAGTCGCCACCACCAAAACCATCACTGGCGCCGACGGCAAGACTTTTGCGATCTCCGGCGGGTCGTCGAACATCAGCGCCGAGGCGAGTCAAGCGGTGACGCTCGGCCAGACACTTTACTGCACCGTGACGCCGGTCACGGGAGCGGTTGCCTATGCCTGGTACATCTCGACTTCGAACGGTACAGAGGCGTTGCAGACGATCACGACGGTAAATAGCGTCGCAATTAGTGCGCCGCTGAGCACTGGTAACCAGTCACAAACCGCGATTACCGCCGACAACTCCGCCAATCCGAGCTACGCGTTCGACGGCCTGTTGACGACCGCGCTCAAACCTGGCTCCAACGCTTATGTCAGCCTCATGCCAACGGGCACGGCAGGAACAGGGACGCCGCTGACCGCGTCAGGCCGCGGCTCAGTTCTGGAGATCGACACGATGTTCCAGGCCATGTGGCAAAATTTCGAACTGTCGCCGACTGTGCTCTACGTCAACGCGCAGGAACTCCGGAACATCACCAACAAGGTGCTGTCCAATGCATCGGGGCCTCTGGTGCGGTACGACGTCAATGGTGAGACGGGCGAAGAGTACCAGATCACGGCATCGGGTGTCGTTAGCTATTACTACAACCCGTACGCGATCAATGGCGGACTGCGAATCCCGATCAGAATCCACCCACGGGTTCCGCCCGGTTCGATCATCGGCTGGGCCGAGAACCTGCCGATCCAGTACCAGTCGAACCAAGTGCCGAACGTCGCCGAGGTCAAGACGCGGCAAGATTACTACCAGATCGATTGGCCGATCGTGACCCGTCAGCGCCAAGTCGGCGTCTATGCCGAGGAGGTGCTGGCGGTCTACGCGCCTTTCGCCATGGGCGTTATCGGCAACATCGGAAACGGTTGATGGCAACGGCCCAAGTCTCAGCACCTCCGCAGGGACCGTTCGCAACCCTCGCCCCCGGGTTCAGCCCGGGGGCCTCTGTTGCGTGCGACTTGATTCCACTGCGCGCCGTCTTCGGTCAGGATGAGGCCAATCACGGTACTGCGCGATATGCGGTCGACAACGACGGCTTGGTCTGGGTTCCGGTCGAGGCTGTCGGGCCTCTGACCGCGATCGGTGGGTTCGCCTTGGCGAAGTCCGGCCCAAATGCAGTTTCGGTGGGCGCGCTCAGAGCGCATCACGACAATGCGGCCGGGTGTTCCTATCGCGGCCGTCAATATCTTCGCGACGCAAACGGGGACGTATTAGTGCCGGCGGAGGCCACTTCCGAGCTGTTGGCACATGGTTTTGTGCCGGTTTTGGAGGAGTGTCAGCCGCGCCGAGTCGAACGAGACGGTCGCCAAGCAATTGTTCCATAGAGGGCTGATCCGGTGGCTTTTGGAGATTTGACGACCCTCGCCGACGTCAAAGCGTGGCTGCAAACCGGGCAGGCCGCCTTTCCGGCAACGGACGATGCGCTGCTCACCCGTCTTATTACGGCGGCCAGTCAATACATTCAGACCTGGCTCAATCGTCCAATCGCGCTGGCGAATTACCAAGAGACGCGCGACGGGACGGGAGGCTGCGGCTTGCAATTCGCGTGCTTTCCGGTCAGCGCCGTATTGACGTTGACGATCGATGATCAACCCGTTCCTGCCGCGCCGTCGAGTACAGCTCCGGGCTACAGTTTCAGCCCTACACAGCTTTCGGTTCGCGGTTACAGGTTCAGCCGCGGAGCCCAAAACATCGCGATCGCGTACACGGCTGGATATTTGACTACGCCGCCCGAGGTCGCGCAGGCGTGCATCGAGTTTGTCGCGCTTCGTTATCGCGAGCGTACTCGGATTGGTGAATTGTCGCGATCTTTAGGCGGCGCAGAGACCGTTGCTTACGCGCAAAAAGACATGAGCGATGCGATCAAAACGCTACTGCAACGGTATCGTCTGGTGTCGCCGATCACCGCGGTCCAACCGATCCCGACGATGACGGGGCAATAATATCTGGTGTCCTATGATTACTGCCCGCCTAGTCGGGGATAACGTGGTGCTGGCGTGGCTGCGCGACGCTCCGGATGCGATTGCGTCGGGGATCGCGCGCGCGATCACCCGCTTGGGTATCGAGCTTCAACGCAGGATCCAGGAGGATGAGCTCTCCGGTCAAATACTCGCCGCCCGCTCCGGTTCGCTTAGGTCGAGTATCGATTTGCAAATCGACGAGGGCAGCGGGGCGATCTCAGCAACGGTCTTCAGCGACAACGAATATGCTCACGTTCACGAATATGGTCTCGCCGGTACGGTGAACGTCAGAGCGTATCTGCGCCGTATAACGGAAGCTTTCGGACGCCCGATAGCCGAGGAGACTATCAATGTCAGAGCTTACCGCCGGAGAATGGAGCTTCCGCAGCGCTCGTTTCTGCGCTCCGCCCTGGAAGATATGGATCCCGCCATCCGCGATGAGGTGGAGACGGCGTTGCGCGAGGCACTGACGTGATGACGTTCGCTCGTTTATAAAGCTAAGCCGACCGATGATAGTTCGCGAGCAGATCTTTACCGCACTGTGGGCGCTCGGCGCGAACGCAGCACGTTTCGCCAGTGCGAATCGGCGTCTGCGGCATTGGACCGACGTCGCTCCGGCCGAGCAGCCGGCCTTGTTCATGAGCGAGAAAGGCGGCCAAGCTGCGATAAAGAAGCTCGGCGCGCCGATCGTGTGGACTCTATACGCGGAATTTTACATATACGCGCATTCTAGCGATCCCTATCTAGCGCCCGTAACGATCTTGAATCCGCTGCTTGATGCTTTCGAGGCCGCGCTCGCACCGTCACCGACAAGCGGGATCCAGAATCTGGGGCTGCCTCAAATGGTTCAGCACGCCTATATATCAGGCAAGATTCAGACGGACGAAGGAGTCCTGGGCGATCAGGCCATTGCGATCGTACCCGTCGAAATCCTGTGCATTTGACGATCCGAAGGTAATCTGAGCTGACGAGGGTCTAGCGCGCCTTCTGCGTTCTCCCCCCGACGCCTCAATGCGCCTTCACTCAAAGGAGTGGCCGATGGCCGAAGAAGATCACAGCACGAACCAAACCGCCAACCCCGGTTCGATCGAGCATCTGATCGAACGCTGGTGGGCCGACCATTTCCCGGGGTCGGCAGTCGCCCGCGATACGCAGGCTTGGAATATCGCCCATGCCGCCAAGGAGAAGCTAAAGCGGCTGTTGAAGGGGAGTATGTGAGATGCAATTGAGCTTCGGCTCCGGCGCGGCGTGGGGCGAACGCACTGATGTGACCGGTTCGGGCATCGGGCCGCGGCAATTCGGTGTGCTGCAGGACATTCAGATCGATTTCGATTGGAGTGATAAAGAGCTTTATGGCCAGCTGCAGTTCCCCGTGGCAATAGCGCGCGGGCAAGGTAAAATAACCGGCAAAGCTAAATTCGCCCAGATCCTGGGTCTGCTGTATTCAGACATTTTCTTTGGGGTGACGCCGGCTACCGGGCAGTTCGCGGTCTCGCAGCTAGAGGCCGCAGCGGTTCCGGCTACGACGCCTTACACTGTGACACCCGCGAATGCCGCGAGCTACAATGACGATCTCGGCGTCAGCTATGCCATCAGCGGCAAGCGTTTCAATCGGGTGACTACACCCTCGGCCGCCGGCC